TCCGATATGGTGCGAAGACCCGTGCAAGTGTCTCTTCATTCAATAAAAGAAGAGATAAATATTGGTTTGAGAAAACTAGTCGTAAATACAATGATGAAGAAGTCGTAAAATTTCTTGTATCTAACTTCGCATACGCAGACAACCCACAAAACTTATGGATTGGAGAAATTATAAGTTCTGGAGAAAGGACTTATTTAGATTGGACAAAAAGACAACAGAGTTTGACTTACTTGTTCAAAGAACAAAGCAACGAATTACTCTCGAACAACGAATTAGAGAATCTATTCAGTTGTTCGAAAGGTCATCCAGTAATATTAAAAAGATTTCTTGGTGGAGACATAAGTCTTGAAACTTTTGTAATCTATGATAGAATATTCTCATTCAGAAAGAAGTTTGATAAGAAACTGAAAGATCCTGTATGGGAAACCGTAAGTTTAAAACTACAAAAATATTCTCCCTTTCTAAATATTGATGTATTCAAGTTTAAAAAGATTTTGCGGGACCTTATAGATGAGTGACTTTTTTGATTCTGAAATCATTCAGGAAGAACTGAGTGAAATTAATGAAATGCAAGAAAAAATCTACGAAAGTTTTATTACTTTCGGTAATATGTCCCGTGAACAAAAACTTGAGCACGTTGAAATACTTACAACCTTGCTTGAAAAACAGCAAGTGATGTATACAAGATTATCTCTTTCAGATGACCCAAAGGCCATCGAAATGAAAGATAATCTACGCAAGTCAGTTTCGATGATGGGGTTTCCTCCAGAAACTGATATGTTGACTTTATTCAGTAGTATGAATGCAACAATAAAATCCCTCAAAGATTATATTGAAGATTGACAATTAAGTCTCTATTTGTTATACTATCTAAGTAAATCTAAAAAATCCAAATTAATCTAAGGTAATCTAAATGTCTTTTGCTGATCTTAAAAAGCAATCCAAATTGGGTTCTTTGACACAAAAACTAGTCAAGGAAGTCGAAAAAATGAATAATGCAGGTAGTTCAGGAGATGAACGTCTCTGGAAACTAGAATGTGATAAAGGTGGTAATGGTTATGCCGTTATTCGTTTCCTTCCTGCTCCTGAAGGTGAAGACCTTCCATTCGTAAAACTATACTCCCATGCCTTCCAAGGTCCTGGTGGATGGTATATCGAGAACTCTCTGACAACTCTGAGTCAGAAAGATCCAATGTCAGAATACAACACGATGCTGTGGAATAACGGCACTGATTCTGGTAAGGATCAAGCACGTAAGCAGAAACGTAAACTGACTTATGTTGCAAACATCTATGTTGTCAAGGATCCTGCTAATCCTTCTAATGAAGGTCAGGTAATGCTTTACAAATTCGGTAAGAAAATCTTTGATAAGATTACTGCCGCAATGCAACCTGAGTTTGAGGACGAGGAAGCAATTGATCCATTTGACTTCTGGCAGGGTGCTAACTTCAAACTGAAGGCAAAGAATGTTGCTGGTTATCGTAACTATGATTCTTCAGAGTTTGCCCGTCAGGATGCACTTCTGGAAGATGACGAAGCAATGGAAGCAATATGGAAGAAAGAGTATTCTCTCGAAGATTTTGTTGCTCCCGATCAATTCAAGTCCTATGATGAACTGAAGAAGCGTCTTGATTATGTTCTCGGTATCAAAGGAACGACTAAGTTCCAAGACCAAGAATCAGTTCAGGAAGAAGAAGAGTTCCGTATGCAGAATCGTGCAGAATCACCACCTTCAGTTCCACAGTCAATGAAGGAAGAACTGAATGATCTTTCTCCTACCAAGACTGATGACGATGATGATGCAATGGCATACTTTGCCACACTCGTAGAAAACTGAGTTAGTTAGAGATTGTGACTTTGGTATTCTCAGTTCTAATCAGTGATTCGTTCACATACTCTGAGGATAAACCATAAATCATAATCTCTCTCATATCATTTAAAAATTGTTGTAAATATCCTTGCTTTAGTAAATAAATCGAGGATTTTTTATTGTTCTTAATTGTTTCATATTCCCAGTTTGATACTCCTCTTCTCACTGAAATACCAGATACAGAAACTTTAGTACCATTATCACTATAATTTAAAGTAAAGTCTTCATTGACATCTTTACCTTCCGGAAGAATTAACCTACCATTAGAATCTTTGATTTCTCTAGTAACATAATGATTAATGTCAGATAAGTTCTCTACACTATACTTATTTTCTGCATACTTATATAATTGGTAATTAGATAAAGGCCATTCATCTCTTACATTAATAATACCGGCAGTCATTAAGACTACCCAATCTAAATCTGCCTTACCATAAAACTCTTCAGCAACTGTATCAGGTCTGGCACCTTCTACGATTTCATACTTATTGAAGAGTGTAAAAACATTTTGTAAATCATCACGCAACTTATTTCTTCTGAATAAGTTTTTGACTTTTAAGTAATCTTGTGATGAAATTGCATCAGACAAAAATGACTGATATTCTACATCTGGTAGTTCTCTGAAATAACCCATTAGAATCCTACTCCTGTTTTACCACTTTCTGTATCATAATCTTCTGCATAAACTGGACTTAGTTCTTGGAATGATAATTGCATCACCATATGAACCGGTGTTTTAGATCCGTCATCATATGTCATATAAGTTCCCGAACCTGTGTAATTGACCTGAACATTTGTAAGTGCCGCAATAACAAAACTATTTAAGAATTGGTGATTATTGCTTCCGGTTTTGTACTTTAATCGAAATACATTTGGAGACTGGAGAAATATACCAGTTTGATTTCCGTTCTCGATTGTTGTTGATGGTGACATACTTATTTTTAAAGTTCTAATAATATTTTTCACCATTTCTGCTTCATCACCATTTCTCGGAGCAAGATTAAAGGAAAAATTAAAACTTCTTAATTTTACGCCATTAAATAATAGTTCTTTATTTGGATTTAAGATTTGACCTGTTGATCTTGCTAAAACTCCTTCAAAACTAGTATTTCCTCCTAAAAGATTTACTGCCTTCGAAGCAAAAAATGCATTAGATAGTTGCTGTGCTTCACCACTTTGTACAAGACTTCCAGCATCACTGAATATTTGTGATCCCGCATTAATTAATCCTTTAAAAAAGTTCTCAGAATTTATCACCTCACTTGCAAGTCCAAGACCATATGCTGCAAATGGATTTATACTATCTTCACCCCAACCCGTAGAATTTGTTGACGTAATATTTTGTGGTATTGGTAAAAGTATTGATCCTAGTATGTCTTCTTTTTTATTGTAATTTCCTTTAGATGTTTTTAATGATCTTATCGTATTACTTCTTTCTTTTCCCAATACAAGACCTAATGGTTTATATTGTAAAACATCTATTTGCAAATAATCTGTATTTTTATGTATTTCTTTATTTGGATATCTAAGTGAACCAAATTTAGATGATTTTCTTATTTTTTGTTTATTGACTGTAGGTCTGGGAGGTTTAGAAGCAGGTTTTGGTGTTTTTGAGTCTGCTGTTGTTGTAATTTTTGGTGGTGGATTTACTTTTTCTGGTGAAATGTCTTCGGTGGCAGGTACTGGTAAGGGAGCATTTCTAGCTCCACTACCCCTTACATTTTGCTGCTGAGGACCACTAGCATTTATACCTTTCCTTCCTCTATTTTTTACACCACTACCTCTTTTGTTGGCCATATTGACATTTTTTAAGTATTTAGAAACTTTCCATAAGAAATTTCTCTCAAGTCAGAGATTTCTCCTGCATACACCTCATATAGTTGACCTACTGTTCTATCTAAACGATATTTTCTATAATCTCCCCAATGATAATTAAATCCTATAAAATATATATTTTCTTTTTCTGTAAAGATATTTGTGCAGGCAATTAATGGATGTTGATCATATCTTATATTTGGAGTTTCGGCAATGTAAATATAAGTATAAAATTTTCCAGGAATGGGAACAGGAGTTACCGAACCTTTAACTGCTTCTAATATTTCTAGCATTTTATCATCTGATGTTTTTCCTTTTAAATTATTAACAATATTTCTTACTCGATTATTATCATCATCTGTTGGTCTATTTGGATTTTTTAAAACTCCATCATCATAAACATTAGAACCTACTTTTACATTTGGATCACTACTTGTAGTTACTTCACCAGTTTGAGAAACATAATAATATGATCTTCCTGTTCTTCCACCCCTTTTGATCGTTCTTGCCATTACTTAATACCGAGTTCGTTTTCTGTAAGGACTTGAAACTCATAACCATGATCTAAACACCATTCTTTGGCAGCATTCCACTTTGCCTTATTTTTAGCATACTCAACGACTTCAAATATATAACCTTTCGATGTTATTTTTTTAACTTTAGGTTCGATACACTGTTTGAGGGGTTTGATTTCAATAATTTTCTTTTTGATTGTTCCGTTAGATTCTTTGACTTTAATATAAAAATCTGGAAAATAACGATGAACTCTATTATCAATTGGGGAACGATATGGAACTGCTAATTCTTCACTTGCCCATTCTAAAATATTCTGGTTATTGTCACAATAAACCATGAATTTTCTTTCCCATAAGGAACGATAAACGATGTTATAGGAATCACCCTTATACTTTTTAGGATAAGATGGTTTGTATTTTCCCTTATATGACATCTAAATAACTAATAATCAAGTAGTCTTATAGGTATTTAGAGTGCCGAGAATTAAAAAAATATCAGAATTTAAACCCTTAATTACCAATCTTGCACAGACATCTCATTATCAAGTCATGTTTGGTGGGTTGAATGGTCAACTGAGCACACATTTAAATTCGAGAGGAGTAGATACAAGATTTATCACAGAAAGTTCTGGTTTATTATGTTCTTCTGCTTCCATTCCCGGCAGTTCATTAGCAACTGCGGACATCAATGGAAACTTTATGGGATTGCAAGAGAAGATGGCACACACCCGAATTTTTACTGAAATGCAATTAGAATTTTATGTTGATTCTGATTATAGAATGATTAAGTTTCTAGAGCACTGGATGGAATTTATTACAGATGGTTCAGAAGTTAACCAAACTGAAAAAACATATTATTATAGAATGAGATTTCCGGATGAATATAAATGTGACAAAACAAAAATTACAAAATTTGATAGAAATGGTGATAAAGAATTAGAATACACCTTTATAGGATTATTTCCAAAAAATTTAACATCTATTCCAGTTTCTTATGGAACTTCTGATATATTAAAAGTTAGTGCGTCATTCGAATATGAACGTTATATTTCTGGAAAAACAACATCGAAGAGTGTGAAAAATGGAACTAGTAATAATAGAGGATCTGTCAATATAGAAGGTCAAACAGGAGACTTTTTTACTGGTCCTTCCGATCCTACTAGACCATTTCAACCTTCTGAAGTATTTTTTCCAAATGATATTGCTTAATCCGTTCTAAATAATTGCAACTGAACTTATAATGGGTTTTTATGCCTTTACCTAAAATTAATACTCCAATTTATGAGTTGGAATTGCCTTCGACTAAAAAGAAGATTAGATACAGACCATTTTTAGTTAAGGAAGAAAAGATTCTAATTATTGCAATGGAATCTGAAGATCAGAAACAAATTACGACTGCTATCAAAACTGTACTCGGCAATTGTATTCTTTCTAGGGGTATTAAAGTAGAACAACTATCCACTTTTGATATTGAATATCTTTTCTTAAATATCAGAGGCAAATCTGTCGGAGAAGAGGTCGAAGTACCGCTGATTTGTCCTGATGATGGAGAGACGCAAGTTTCTGTAGTTATTAATCTCGATGATATCAAGGTTCAATCTGATAAAAATCATTCGAGAGATATTGTATTAGATGAAAATCTAACTATGAGAATGAAGTATCCTTCTCTAGATGAATTCATTAAATCTAATTTTAGTTTTGATGGTAAATTTGGTGTCGATGAATCGTTCCAACTAATTGCTTCTTCTGTGGAACAAATTTATAATGAAGAAGAGTCATGGAATTCTTCTGATTGTAGTAAGAAGGAAATGCTTGATTTTATTGAGCAATTGAATTCCAAACAGTTTAAGGAAGTTGAGAATTTCTTTGAGACAATGCCAAAACTTTCACATACTGTAAAACTAAAAAATCCAAATACTGGAGTCGAAAGTGATGTTGTTCTTGAGGGATTATCAGATTTTTTCGCATAGGTATGTCGCATATTGATCTTGCGTCATACTATCAAATAACATTTGCCCTGATGCAGCATCATAAATATAGCTTAACAGAGTTAGAAAATATGATACCCTGGGAGAAGGACATCTACCTCACTTTATTAGAGCAATATATTGAAGAAGAAAAATTAAAACAGCAGCAAAACAGTGGCAATTAATAAAACACCACAATTAAATATGAGGAGAAGTAATATTTCTCCCAATAAGATTGCTAATAGTGGGGTAAATCCTTATACAGGAGAGTACTTATCTGCTGGTGAAAGAAAATTATTATTTCAGAAAAGAAATGTAAGTTCTGCAAATGTTTTTAAGAAATCAGGAGCACTTGTAAAAACACCTATTGATACATTAAGTTTATCTAAAAGAGTTTTTGCATTAGAAAATGATGTTTCTTTTCTGGCAAAGACATTAAATAAAGAAGCAGAACTTGAGAAGAAGGCACAGAAACAATATGAAAAAGATGTAGAAAAAGTAGAAGAAAAGAAACTTAGAAGTGGTGAAGAGAAAAAATTAGAGAAAAAAATAACGAAAGGGTTAATTTCTCCAGTAAAATCATTAGGAAAAAAAGCAGGAGGAGTTCTTGGAACCTTGATGGAACTCTTCATGACTCTCCTTGGAGGGTGGTTAACAAATCAAGGACTAGAGGCAATAAAAGCAAATGCAGAAGGTAATATTGGTAAATTAGAATCAATAGCAGCAGAAGTTGGAAAAACTCTTTTAACTGTTGGTGGAATATTCGCATTATTAAATGGTGGAATACTTGGTATTATTGGTACTATTGGTGCGATAACTCTTGCTATTCTTGCTGCACCATTTAAATTTGCATTTAATAGGATTAGAGACTTTTTTAAGGGGAGAACTGGTGGTGCAAAACCTGGTCCTGGTGGTGCAAAACCTGGTCCTGGTGG